AGTTGTTAGCGCACTATAAGTAGCATATAATTTACTTCCGTACCTAACAAGTCCTCCCCCAGAAGTGGGAGCTGTTGTATATACATTGACAGTCTTATCTTCAATTAAATCTAATAGTTTATCTCCCTCATGTATTGATCTTTTTATGAAATTTTTTGAAGTAGATAATGCAATTATTTTTTCCGAATTTACTACTTGTTTTTGAGCCTTTGCAATTTGTATTAAAGCCTCTTTACTGCTGAATATGTCTCCTGGTCTACTATTAAACTCTGTAAAAGCTATTTTATTAAATTTTCTAAAATTTATTTCTGCTTTAATTATGTCTCTTCTATTGTTACCATGCCCAAATAAAACGTCGGGATTAATAGTTCCTCGAGGGTAGAAAAAAGCATTGAATCTATCATAAAAAATATTGGATTGATTTGCCAAAGCTGCTACCAAATCTTTTCCTTTAAAAATTTCTCCTGGTCTACTATTAAACTCAGAAAATTGCATTTTTAGGAGGTTTTGTCTAAGACCTATTAAAATAGCAAGGTCTCGTCGTATTCCCAAGGATTTTTTAATTTTTACGTCTTCAGGTTCCCCCTGTGGATTTCCTTGAAAAGGATAGAAAAAAGCCCCGACCCTATCAAACATAGACTTAGGAGGACTTTTACTAACTTCTATTAGATGTGATTTTACTTTTGCATTTTGATCTATAATACTTCTACTAGATCTTAACTGAAATCTTCCTAGAGTAATTCCTAATTTTCGTAAAGAGTCCCACAAAATTTCTCCAGTAGGTGCCCCAAGACCAAGATTTTTATATTCTACAATCTGACCTAGAGAGTTATAAATAATTTTTTGCCCTTTTGCAAGGTCTTCTGCAGTGTATTTTCTTGCCCCTAAGTTAACTCGTCTTCCAGAGCTATTGTGAGAAGGAAAATTTGTTGCTGTATTAACTACTACTGGGAATTGCCAATACTGTCCGTTCCAAAAAGGAATAGGACGTTGAATACTAGAAGGAGCATAATAAGGGTCTGAGTCTCCTTTAACGTACCCATGACCATCGTCTATAAATGCATAATCTTCTCTTCTATCATCGTCAATAGCAGAGACACCCAAGGTAGAAGCTATATCAGGGTATAAAAATGAGCCGTCTAAATCTCTTAAATATCTTAGTCTTTTTTCCCAGATAAGATTATAATAGGGGTCTTTTCTATTATTATTTGTATTTGGAACACTTGGATGAATTAAAGCAGGTTCATTGTACTTTAAGCCCCAGTATATTAGCGCCTCTTCTTGGGAAAAATTTAGTATTGGAGATGCTTTGTAAAAATTATGAACGGTTGAAAAAGTATCTTGTCCAAAATTAACCAAATCTGCCGCATAGTCAAAATCTTTAACCGTAACGACTCTATCATCTATCCTTACATTTTCTTTCTTTACAAGCCCTGGTTTAAGATTTACAAAATTATCAAATAAAGGATCTATACTTCTTTGTGCCGAAATAAGTATTTCTTCTACATCTCTTGTAGAATAATTATTATAAATTAACCTAGCTAAATTTTTTCCTGTTGGATTTAAAACTTGTACAATATCTTTTTCAATACGAGATTTTGATACTGTTATAGCTCGATCTAGTAAAGAGGTAAGCTCATCTTCGCCTAGTTCTCTTCCAAGTGTTTTTGAAACAATCGGAGCGGCAGAAGCAGGATCTGGGTCTGAGCCTAAAACTACTATATCTTCTTGCGGAATTTTTCCAACAAATAAATCTTCTAAGCTACTTACTTTAATCTTATCCGTCTCGAAATTAAATAGTGAAGTAGATAAAAGATTTTCTTTTAAATAGGCAACATCCCCTTTTATTGTTTTTCCCGCAAATCGTTTTAACAATTGTTCTAACGTAGTGGGGTCAATAAAAGCTGCCGCAGCAGATACATTATCTTTTCTAATTACATTTTTTCCAACGAGAAAAACTTCGGAATCTTTTAACTTTATCTTATCTCGTAAAAAATTACTTTGTCCGCCAAAAAGAGTCTTTTCGTTAAATTTTACAGCATCTTTAGTAAATGCTTTTGTAGATTGAAAACTAAGTAAGCCGGAGACATTACCTAAAAGATCATAATAGTCTGACTCTAATTTTATAACTTCTGTATCTAAAGTTCTACCTGAAGAAAAGTTTAACTTATCAAAAGTTTTTACAACTTCTCTAGATAAATTTGATTTACCTACAAATAATAAATCATCTTGGGGAGCTGCACTTTGAAGAGGTAAAGCTCCTTTTGTCAAAATAAAATTTAAAAGCTCATTTCCTACAACAGTTAAATCCGAATCTGTAATAGGAGGAAGAAGTTTTTCAACTCTTTCTTCCCCAATTGTAAAAGAATCTCTAAAAGTTCTTACTTTTCTAGGATCGATAAAATCTTTTACAGATACTCTTTCAGAAAATTTACGTATTCGTAGCCAATCGATCTCTACTTGAGTAGCATCAAATAAAGCCGTTTCATCAGAGTCTCTTCTAAATTCTTTATATGCTTTTTCTTCTGCGGCAATCGGTTCTAGAAACTTTCTTCGATATGTTGCTACTCGATCAAAAACTTCATCAACTTTTGTTAGGTCGTGAAAATAATACCTATACAACTGATTATGGGTAATTTTTGCATCAAAAAACCCAATAGTATTTGCTGTTAGCGTATCAAATTCTGCTCCAGTAAACGAAGCGTCTTGAATTAATAGCGAGCCGTCAGTAAGAGATAAAAAATTTAAATTTTTGCTCATGTGTAATCATCCCGCACCTGTATAGTTATTTGCTCAAATGTAGTAAATACATCGTTGCGAGGGTTACCTGATTCATCTGTTCCTCCAGGCACTATAAATTCTACTTCGCTTTCGTAGAAATCTGGAGTAACATCTGCATGAGTTAAGAAAGACTCTAAATTAAAGGTATATTGAGCTTGGGTACCAAGGGATTTTAGCGAGTCTGCTTGAATAGTAACAATATTCGTTGTTGTATCCTTCCGACGAATATTTAAATATACATTAGTAGGGGTCGTTACAAACCTTTGATTATCATCGTTCTTGACGATAACAACCGTTAAGTCCGGTCCCGTATCATTTTTAACAACAGTTACAAGTCTATTCATTGGAAGGGCGCTAACTTCTTATTAAAGAAGGCTTTTTTTAAATATTCTATGGTATGATTATAACAAAGCATACCTGCCTTGTCAAGATATATTTTTGTGAGGGGTATTATACTCAGGAAAATGCAATATCACATACTGCGCGAACTTTTTCATCTTGTTGAGAATAATCATCTTCTGCAAAAATTACAAAGCGATGAAAGGAAGAAGAAAGTAAATTACCATCTTCTAAAATTTTTGTTTTTTGTCGTACTTGAACAGAAGTTACATCATTGAAAAACTCATCTTGAGTCTCTACAATTTCAATTCTATCAACTACAGTTTCTTTTGTTAAAGGCATTTATATCTCCTTATGATGTTAAATAAACTAAACTAAACCGAAATACAGTAGTGCTCGAAGTGCTTAAAAGAGCTCCTCCAATAGTTCCAGAACTAGCACTGCTTTGGTTATAACGAATTACTGCATAGTTAGTACTAGGGGCGACGTAGACAAATAAAGCACCTCCTGTTGAACTAGATGCAGAATTATCAATTTGAATTGGGGCAGCTGCTGGCTGTGCTGCTGTATACGGGAGTCCTGTAATTTGTAGAGTTTGACCACTTGTTATATTATTATCTCCATTTATTGCTGCCGATAAAGTTACAACAACTGCTTTACCGATTTTTTCGTAAATTGATGTTACTGTGGAACTTGAGGTTCCTGCAGTACTTGTGAAACCCGCAGTCCAAGCTCCTGATTCTGCTATATCGAGATCTGATTGGGGAACATTTTCAAAAACACTGTTTCCACTATCATAAACGAGAACGTCTCCTTGAGTTGCTCCAAGTATGGTTACATCGGTCAACCCCGCAAGAGTTTGATTTGCACTAGGCTGGTTTACCCAAGTAAAATCTCCGGCACCACTATTTGCAGTTCCATCCCAAGCTAAAATTTGCCCAGAAGTTGCACTAGAAGTGTTTAGCCCGTATGGTAAAACGCCATCTACTTCGTTTCTAAACGCAGTTCCTGTAAGATCTAAATAACTAAAAGGAAGCTGTCTGCTTGCCCAGCTACTTCCGTTAAAATATAAAACGTGAAGATTCGACGCAGAATTAACTGCAGTTGAAACATTTGATAAATCTCCTAGGGAAAGGGATAATTCTTGAGGCTCCCATACACTATTTGTACCATTGTATACAAGAAATTCGCCATCAGAGGCAGGTCCAGTACCGCTCAAACTCACATCGCCTAACTCTGCAAGATTAAAAATACCAAACTCATCAGGCTCCCAGTAAGATTGAGTATTATTCCAACGTAAAATATACTTATCTATATTAGGCGTAGCATTTTGAACATCTGATAAATCTTGTAGTCTTACGTATGAACTTGTTACACTTCTTAAATCTGAAAATGCATACGTATTTCCGAATTGAGGAATCATAACTTTAATAGAAGTACTGCTATAAGTTGTTCCCGTTACATCTTGTAAATCATCCAAATAAATCGAAACATTTGAACCAGTAATATTTAAATTGCCCGAGCCTAAAATAGAATTATTATTTATAGTTTTAATATTTGTTCCGCTAACAAGAAGTGGTTGTGCGTCTGTAATACCATAACCTGCAAGAGTTGTTGGCGTGCCTGTAAGGTCTGAAAAAGCTCCACCAAATAAAAGATTTGTATTATCAGTTAATTGACTTAAATCAGTAGGAATACTTGCACTAGTAATAAAACCCGAATCATTTGTCAATTGACTTGTAGCAGTAGGAATAGTAGGTTTATTAATTAAATCATTGTAACTACCACTAAAAGCAACCTGTGCGAAACTTCCCGAAGTCAAAAATCCAGAGTCATTGGTTAACTGACTCGTAGCAGTAGGAATTGTAGGTTTACCGGTAAGATCACTATATTGACCTGAAGTCGCTACAGTTGCTAAATTAGGCGTTCCCGAAAGATCGCTGTAAGCTCCTGTAGTAGCTACAGTTGCAAGACTGCTGGATGTAACATAATTAGAATTATTATTTAAAGTTGAAATATTATCGCCAGGCTGTAAAGCAGTATCAGCTTTTGCACCTTGTGCAGCAGTTGCAGCATCTGTAATACCATATCCTGCAAGAGTTGTAGGGGTAGAAGTTAGTTCAGAAAATGCGATAGACCCCGGAGCCCAGCTCGTACCATTATACTTTAAAACTTTATTTGCTGTAGCACCTGTAGAAACATTAGTTAAGCTTTCTAGAGTATAATCTATAAAAGCCATTTTTGTTCCATTATGTTGTAAAATTTGAGTAGAAGTGCCCCCGGCTATTTTTAAGCCTCCAGTTCCAATGTCTACAGTTGTTGCAAAAAGAGTTCCCCATCTGTTAGCTGAGCTGCCAATATCATATGTGTTAGCTGTAGTAGGAATTAAATTTTCTTTTATTTCAGCATTAAAAGTAACTACATCGCTAGCAGAAGTTCCTAGTAGAACGTTTCCTCTTAGATGGGTAGAGTTGTAAACTGACAATCCATCTGCAACTGTCCACTGAATATTAGATTCCCATGCAGGGCCAGTATTTCCAGAACCATCAGGAAGAGACGAAGCAATATTATATTGAATTGCTGCAAATGCTCCATCAAGTGTAATACCGCCCCCTTGGGCCGCTGCTGCATTTGCAGCCCCATCAGCTAGTATAATATTTTTATCATCGACAGTCATAATAGTACTATTTATTTCTGTAGTAGTACCATCTACTTGTAAATTTCCTGCAATTATAACTGTGCCGGTATCGTCTCCATGAGTAGCGGGATCGATTACAAAACTAGAAGGGCCCCGTAGCCAGCCTGTTAACTCAAGATTTCTCATTTGAGAATCTATATTTAAACCATCCCAGTTAAAAGTATTTCCACTTGGATTACCAATAGCTACTTTGTGGTAGCCATCATCATTTCCAAACCAAAAGCCCTCTCCAACATCATAATCAGTTTTTCCACCTTTTATACTTCCTGCTCCTAAGATAGTTATACCTGAGCCTTCTGTAAAAAGTTGAACTCCTTGACCTAAAGCATTTTCTGCACCATAAGAGTTATTTGAATCTGTTGTAGAGGTGCCCGGCCCTCCTGCAGGAGTTTCAGGAGTTTCACCGTCTGCGTAGTGTAAGTATACTTGAGTTGTAATAGGATTATTAGGCATTATTTTATTCTCTATCTACATATGCTATTACGGCATCTTTTACTAAGTCTGGACGATACGATGCTCTATAAAGATTAGTTAAATTTAAAGTATCTGGAAAACTTCTGTCTAGAAGAACTTCCGTGTCCGAAACAACATTTAAAACTGTTGCGCCTTTTCCAATATGATTTAATCCTGTTAAAGAACTAAGATTACCCAAACTTACTTTATCACCTTGTTCTAAGTCGCTCAAAAAGCTTGTTCCACTTCCAACTAAGGTTCGAGAATAAGCGTCTAGAGTTGCGGTGCCTGAGATAGAAGTAAACGCAGTATCTAATCCTGCTGAACCATCTCCTATATCCCTCCAAACTCCCGGTCCTAGTCTAGTACTATCTGTAGTAGGGCCTTCTTTAAAGGCTTCTTTATCAAATTCTGCTAAAAATATTTTTTCTAAACTTTCATCATACACGATATAGAGCTCTCTTGGGTCTCCATCTGGAATACCAGATAAATCTACTACCCCATTTCCTGACGCTTCAGTTATTGTGTGTATATTATCAGGATCGCCTGCTCCGCTTATTTTTGCAGGAAAAGATTCGAAAGTCCAAACTTCTTGCCCTTCTGTGCCAGTAGTATTTTCGCTTTTTATTTTATAGTAATTATATGTGTTGTTACCTATAGGAATATTAGCATATGTACTAAGAGTTCCTAGTTGGTAGAGGATTCCGTCTTTTTTAAAATTTGGTACAGGATCGCCACTTTGAACCCATAGTTCATCGACAACTTCTCCTGCCCACACAAATAGATACCTATCTCTTCTAGGGCTATCCCATTGACGAATAAAAAACTCGTCTGTAGTTGGTTGAGTTATAGAAAATGTGTCGGTGGGTTTATTGTATATTCCATGATATGTTTGATTCCAGTTAAAAACTTCCTCAGTACTTCCAGCAGTAGCAGAAATATTTTTTATGCCTCCTCCAACATTTGAGAAAGCAAATTTTGGAATACCATATATTCTTTCTATATCTTCGTCATAAGGTCCGGTATTTACATTAGTAAGTCCTGTTAAGTCTGCATCTACCCACACAGAAACGTTTCCTTTTAAAGATACTGTACGAACTTTTACGGATTGTCTATTTGAAGGTATATTTTCTAATATAAATTCTGTCGAAGAAGTTTTAATAGGTACACTTGATCCAATAACATCTTCTGCGGCTGTAATCTCATAAGCTGCTATAAAATCAAAATCTGGTGAGTCCCATAGGATTTGCACACTATTTGATGTAACAGTTTCGGTAACTTCAAGATACTGTGCTCTTACATTTTCTGGGGGAGGAACAATATTAGGCTCTTGTTCCTTGTATATAGAGGGAGGAATAACTCCGAGTCTATAATCAATATCAACAGCATCAAATTTAGCATTATAATGCTCTATCGCAGAAATAGTTGTAATATTTTTGTCAGGAATAACTGAAACTACTTTGTATTGTTTTTCCGAGCCCAGTACGTTTGCTCCATTGCTTGTTAAAGATAAACTCCAAACAGTTGTACTAGACATTTCCGAATCAAAAGAAGTAGCAGGATAATCACTATTTGCCGATATTGTTAAAGTATCTGTAGCGACTCCGGGCGGAGATACTCGATAGGTTTTAACATGTGTATATTTTTTCCAAACTAACGGTAGCAAAGAGCTTATATCATTTTGTGCGGCATAGGCATTTGATGTTAATTCTTCCGTAGTTAAATTAGTGTAGCTCCAAGAGTTATTTTGATAAATCCAAGCACTTTCTATATAGTCTCCCTTGTTATATGTGACTGTGTTATTTGAATTGTCTGTTATTTGAATTGCATCAAGCCCAGCATAAATTGCCGAAGGCGTAGTAGATACAGTACTTAAAATATACTCATCTGTAGATGAATTTATTGGGCCTACTGTTCTATCTAAAGTTATTTCTGTTGAAGTAAAAGATTTTATTCTTCCACTCAATGAAAGCCCATATTTATCAGCATCTTGTATATTTATAACATCCCCGGGCTTTATATAAATACCTTGAAGTGCAGTACTAAAAGTTACTGCATTGGTTTGGTGAAGTCCACTCCATAAATGCCATCTACCATATCGAATTGCTTGACTCTCTGAAGTACACCCCATTGCATGTACTTCTTTTGATATAACTCGATTTCTTTTAGCTATATCCGAAGTATCTTCAATAATTAAAGGAACAGGTTCATAGTTGGATAAAGGATCATGCCAATTTACAATAATTTGATTTGCACGAGTTTTAGTTGCAGTTGATTCATAAATAAATTGACCCTCGATAACATTACTTTTACTAAAATTAAAAACAGGTTTTGATGGAGCATCTTGTAAAACTGTTATTTTTGAATCTAGCCAATAAAGAATTGATCCAAAAGCACTTGCTATATCGCGCAAAACTTTATAGACAGCTTCTCCTTTTGTAAGAAATAAATTCATGGTATATCTTGGCTCTAACTCTACTACTTTACCTGTAGGCGAATTATTAGTAGAATGAACACTTGTAGCTCTAAATTCATGACCTACTGTGCCTGTTGCTCCAATTGAAGACCATGAAGTACTACTTCCCAAGTCTTTTACTTTATACCATTTTCCTGGAGTAATAAGAGTAACATTTACTATATTATTAGACTCTACGAGTTCGTCACAATATTTAGAAATTCTATATAATGAATAAATGTCTATATCAGACTCTTCTATCCATTTGCCGGCCCCATATCTTTTATTGGTTATTATATCATAGAATACCCAAGCAGGATTATTCGTATATACATCCTCTGTAAAAGTGCCATCCCAAAAGCCGTTATAAATTGCTTTTCCTGTAGATGAGTATTCTCTAGGGGTATATATATTAGGTACTTTTACCAGTTTTCCTCGAATGTGGTAGCTTCTTTTAGGATCTTGTTTGAACTGTCTTGAAGAAAAAACCGCATTTACCATTGCAGAATAAGGATAAGAAAGCTTATCCTCAATAGTTGATGACAGCCCTGTAATATTGGATGCCATAATTGTCTGCCACTTATTTTTATCTGTTTTGCCGTCATTTCCTCCAGAGGGCCCTACTGGTAAGCCAATATGCCGTGATGTTCTAACAATATAAACAGTGAAGTCAATAAATACACCATGTTGTTCTCTGAATCTATTTAAATCTATTTCATGATCAAAATTTAAAGGTCCTTGTCTTTTAGCGGCATGTTTTAAACCGCTTTTACCTCTCCAAACTTGAAAATGTCTAGGGTCTAAAGAAGGTTGTCCCTCGAATTGAAATCTAATCCAAACATCATAGTAAGCATGGTTTGTTCTACTACTTCCATCCTCTCCCCCAATATAAACTAATCCATTTGGGTACTGAATTGCGAACTTAACTCTATCGAGCTTTTTTACTAACTCTGATAAAGAAGCTCCTGTGCCAATAGAGCTTCCTAAAAACTCTGTCGCACTAATTGTGGTAGGAGTAGTAGTTCCTACTGTCATATCCGGATTTCCGGGGTACGCGTCGCTTCCTCTATCAACGTTTGGCAACCCTTCTGGATTCAAAGGCTGTATACCCCAATAAGATAAACTTTGCCCCTCTAAAGTAGTTGCAGTTCCGGCCTGATTAGAATAATCACTGAACGGCTTAAAATATTCTAAAGCCTTATTTACTTGTTGACCTTGGATTGATATTGCGCCTCCTACATTTCCTACACTTTGAAAAGGCTCTTGATTTATAGTTCCAGTATTTTCTTGAATATAAAGTTTTTCAATTTTAGAAACGTATGCATTAGGATCAAATGTACTAGAGCCTTGATCCCCCTCTATACTGGAGTAACTTCCAGGAGGGCCTATCCAAAACTGATAAGTTCCACTGCCTCCAGCATTCAAAGTTGTTAGTTGATAATTTGCGCTATTTATTGCCTGAACAATATCGAAATAGATAAGATTTGTATAAATTTCATCGCCTGTGTTCAGTCTTTCTACAACATCTACCGTAATATTATGGGAAGTACTTCTAGCTATAAATATAGTGGCCGAAGTTGAACTAATATATTCAAAAATTCCAAAATAAAGTGCAGAGTTTTCCCAATATACGATATGATACTGGCCCGTACCCGTTTGAGGATTATAGCTATTGTTTAATGACGAGGTAAATCCAGTGCCGCTAACACCTAAAGTAACTCCTTCTTCATCTTCTGTAATACTTGTTATCTGAAGAGTTATTGCATTCTCCGTATAATGTATTTCTCTATCAGTAGCGTTTCCATCTAACCCTTCAAAATTAGGGTCATTTACTCCTCCAGTGTTTACAGTTCCTGTAGTTCCATTGAATGTTAGCGTTGCTGCAGTGTTTTGATAGGAATAAAATTTTGAATCATCAGCAGGAACATCATTAAAGTATACAGAGCCTCTACCATTTACAAGTCCGAGAATAGGCCCTTCACAAAGAAGATCAATTACAGATATATTTTGTGCCTCAGCACCTGTAAAAGTGCCTGCACCTTGAACTGTGTTATCTACTGTTGCCATTCTCTAATATCCTTTAGGCAAGTTTGATGACTTTTCGTAAAAAGCCGCCTTTGCGCCCTTGTTGCCCTTGTGAGTGCCCCGAAGAAGAAGAATTAGTAATAGTTGATTTTTCATTTCTCATTTCATAACTTACACTTCTAGCAGGAATTCTTACTTCCCCATAACATACTGGAATTGGGTCTCGTTCTTTTATTATTGCACCTGCACCTTTAAAAAGATAATCCTCTTCTTTTGGCTCACTTTTTAATGGATCAGGAGCCAGGAGTTCTGACATTCCCTGCGCAAATAACAAATTACCTGCTATCATCATTATACTTCCGATTACGAATCCTGGAGCGCCTCCGAATAGGATAAATGCGGCCCCAACGACTATAAGAGCAAATCCTGCAATTGTTTTTAGTACACTGCTAAACATACCTGCACCTGCAGGAATAGGAGTAATAATTAATGTCCCCTTTCCGTAATTTAAAAATAACTCTTTTTCATCTGTTATAGGAGTGTCATCAACTCTACATAGAAATGAAATGCCTTTTTCATCGCAGTCAAGTAAAAAATCTTGGTAGTCATCAAAATTTGCACTAAGACAGTTACTTAACTGAGCAAAAGAGTCGACATTTAGGAATCTTTCTCTCCCAAATTTTTCTCCAAGCTCTCCCTCAAGTATAATTTTTCTTTTCACTTTTAACTCCTATTGTTAGCTTTGGTACTAAAATATTTAATTTCATAGTAGGATACGAGTATATATAATAAGGAATTTGTGTAATATTACAGTGGTTTATATCGTCTTCTGAAGGTCTATTTGAAATATTGACATGGCTATGTACTATTCCTGTTATTTTATTAGTAGTTTTTATTTTCCAGTATTCTTCGGGGCAAATAGAAAAAACATTTTTTTCTTTCAATATATTTTTGCAAGGAATAAAGTTAAAATTCTCAACTAAAACTCCGCAACCTTCTAGCGGCTCACACTGTTCAAAATGTTTTTTAAGACTAGAGATCATTTAAACTTTTTAGCACCAGGAAATCCACCAAAAGGTAAACTTTTATTTTCATTTAAATAGTCATCTGAAGGTACTGTTCCCACTAAAGTAGAACGATCTGTTGATATATTTATCTGTATTCCTTGAAATCTTAGCTTACATCCTCTTAAAGTTTTACTACAAACATCAAGTCTTTCCCAATAAAAAGGAAATTGCACAGGATCTCTACGTTCACTAGAGGAGCTTGGTAGAAGAGCTCTGTAAAATCTCCAGCCTCCTAAAGTTGGATGTACATGACGAACAATATCTCCAATTGAATAAGTTGTGGATGAGTTATACGTCGAGTAAGGGCTAGCAGAAGGGCTTCCCGCCCAAATTAATTGGTCATCTTTATCAAACCATCTATAAAAAGAATTTTTATCTACGGTGCAGCCTCCTCTGTATTGTTGAGCTCCTTGATACTCCCAAGAACAATATTTTCCTACAACTACTCTATTAGGAAGATTTAATCCTTCTAAATCTGCAGGGCTTATAAGTTCGAATTCTAATACCTTATTATTATCTCCCGAAATGCGTTCCAAGTAAAAAACAGATGAAGGATACTCAGTTCCTATAGTAGCTGTGTCATTCAGTCTATAAGTATATTTAAGAAGAGTTGTTCTATAAGTTAATTTTGAATATAATAAATCATCCGTACTTAAAATTCCTTGCTCTTGTAGTATGGCAAGTATAGTTGTTTCATCTTCGTATCCGCTCTCAGTTAATGGAGGTACAGATCTATAAGTCCGTGCAAGGGCAGGAATATTTGCTAGAGTTAATGTAGGACGAGTTTCTGCTCCAGTAGAATTTACTCCCAAATTTTCTATTTTTATTGGAAAAGCTACATATTCATTTAAAACAGTGCCAGCTTTATTCGGAAAATAAATATTTTCGCCTATAGTTTTATTTTCATAATCTAATCCATTATGAAAGTAAAAAGTTTGTCCCGAAGTAGCTAATTCTAATTCAAATAATTCTACTAAAGAATCGTCTATATCGTCCACTTGTACAGATTTTATAGCTAAATATGGGTCATTCTGAATATTTAATACTGCTGAAGAAATTACTGTAGAAGATCCTCCAGTAGTAGAGGGGGACGAGCCGGTTGACTGATATTGAGGTGTAGTATTAAAATGGTGTAAAAATAAATAATAGGTTCCTACGGGACAATCCGCTTTTGGGCGAATAGAAATAGTATCTCCATTTCTTGGAGCAATTAAAGTCCCTAAATTTTCTCCATCTTCAAAATATGAAGGCGGAGCCAAGTTATTTCCAGCAGCATCTGTAGTAATGCGCCACCTAAATTTTTCACCTATTTCATCAAAGGAGTCATAATCATATCCGGGAGAAAAGCTAGGTTGGTCTGTAACATCATATGTGCCATCTAAGAACTTATGTAAAGTTGTCGGCATAGTTATAGAAATATCTTCTCTTCCTCCCGGGCCTATTCTACTAGGTATTCCTGTAAACCCGAAAGTATTTGGAAGTATTAAAATCCTAACAGATAAACGAGCAGAAGGATCGGTTCCGTTAGCAAACCAATACCATCTTGCATAATGATCTGTATTATCACTAGCAGTTAGGGTCCAGGTTGCATCTGTTGCGGTGGGAGTTCCGACTACTGTTGCATCAGGATCATTTATAGCTGAATCAGCATTTGGATTTGCTAGGTAAGAAATTGCAGAAATATTTGCTGTATCAGTTCCTGTGTAAACTGTTCTTACATTAATTGTGTCTCCAACTTTAATAATTGCATTATAATTTCCTGAATTATCTGCAGGCCCCGTATAAATTGAATCTGTATATTCATTATACAGTTGGTTGTCGGGCATCTCAAAATAATAATCAAAAGTGCTCATGGAGTGTAAGTTCTCTTAAGTTGTGCTGAAAGGCTATGAAATTTATCGTAAGTATAATTAATACTATAGCTTTCACACATAACGGTTATTGTTTCATTTCCATCTTCGTTTGGAATAAGAATTTCTAAATTTTTTGCGGCAGTCGCATCCAGATAAGATGCTAACAAATTTATATCGTCTGCTGTTCTATTTTTAAAGGACGCAGTAAAATTATCTATTTTTGGGTTTACTCCATCAAATACTCTTTGGTCATACCCGTCCCCGAACTGAGCCACTAAAACTCTGTGTTTAACATTTCTAATTAAGCCCCTGTCGAAAGTAAGGTAAGTATCTGTTGCTGGGTACCCAGTAGAAACTCCATCTTGCGGAATTTTTAGTACAAACTTTGTTCCATAATTAGTACTAGTACTAGTTGTGGAAACTGTCCATACTGTTAAAGTACTATTCCAAACGTAAGTTACCCCACCATAGGAAAAGACGTCTCCATC